CTAAAACGGCAAAGGAATTAGCAGTAGAATTATTTGATTTAGGATTTATACCAAGCACAGAAAGGAATTATACAGCACCAAGGCTAACAGAATTAGAAAAAATGGGATATGTAAAAACTGTAGATAAAAAGAAATGTGAATACACAGGTAAAACAGTAGCAGTATATGAAAGAACACAAGCAGGATTTGAGGCAATAAATTATCAACATATTCCAAGAATTGATTAGGAGGCAATTATGCAAGAAAAATGTAGTAAATGTGATAGTGAAAAACTATTTGTAGAAATACAAGGAAATAGAAGAGGCTTGTATTGTGGCAATTGTGGAAAATGGCAAAAATGGATTACAAAACAAGAATTGCAAATAGCAAAGTTTAAAGGTTTAATAATTTTAGGAGGTAGTTATGATAATAGTAAGTCAAGATAGGGATTTAATAATAAACTTTGATAATGTAACAGTTATAGGTATTGCACAAAACAATTCGAAAGAAATAGATTCTATAACTGTTGATAAAGAAGAACAATATTTAGGCGAATACAAAACAGAAGAAAGAGCAAAAGAAGTATTAGCAGAAATAACAGAATTTTGGAAAAATGGAGCAATGTCAGATTACAAAGGTTTCATATGTTATGAAATGCCAAAGGACTAGCCTATGAAATATAATTATCCACCGCTAAAGCGGAAAATGTGTAAACTGTCTGGGGTGTAACAAGCTCGAAGATATAGAATTTAAAGGAGTGTACAGATGTGAATATGCAACAAGCGAACAGATAAGTATAGAAAAGTTAAGGAAGGAGTTAGTAAATGATAATAAGAATACCGCTAATGTGCAGAAGCAAAAAGAACAGTCAACAAATTTTAATAAATAGCAGAACAGGAAAACCGTTCGTGAGTCAAAGTAAATTATATAAAAGTTTCGAACGAGAGTGCGGTTATTTTCTAAAAAGATATGAAAGCAATATAAATTATTCCGTCAATCTAAAATGTACATTCTATGTGTCAGATAAACGCAAGAGAGACTTAACAAATTTAGAAAACGCAATAGCAGACATATTAGTTAAATATAAAGTGCTACAAGATGATAACTATAACATAATACAGAGCTGGGACGGCTCAAGAATAATTTATGAGAAAAACAGAGAAGAAACGGTTATAGAGATAACAAAAGTAAAATAGTTCCTATTGACAAAGTGGGAACATGGCAATCACCATTTTAGGAGGAGAAGATGAATAGAAAGATAAAGTTTAGAGCGTACGACAAAGAAGATGAAAGAATGACATATTTTGATGACGAGGATTATTTATATCATTGTCCGTTTATTCTGAGATTAGAACAAGTTTTCAAAAAAGATAGTAATTATGATGATTATGAAAATTTTGAATATAAAGATGTTACAGATAAAATTGAATTAATGCAATACACAGGGTTAAAAGATGAAAACGGAAAAGAAATATATGAGCGGAGATATAATAGAGTTTTCTTACGATATTTTTACTGGAAACTTTGATACAAAAGTAGGGAAAGGAATAGTTGAATTTATAGGAGGAGCTTTTTATATAAAGCCTTTTGAAATTGAAGGTAAAAAAGTAGAAGACATAGATAACGAAGAATGGTTTTTATTATATACAGTAAATACAGATACTTTAGAAGTAATAGGAAATGTACATGAAAATTTAGAGTTATTAGGAGGAGAATAGATATGGAACAATGGTTAAGAGATGCATTAGCAGAAGAACAAGGATATATAATATGCCCACTAGCTCCAGAAACATATACTATTTGTAATGAAAAATGTGAAGAATGCAAATATCAAAAAGAGTTTATAGAAGCATTAGAAGAGAGGAGTAAATAAGATATGAGTAAAGAGGAAATATCTAAAGAAACAAAAAATACTTTACAAAATTGTTGGGTTATGACAACAAATCACGAACTAGATAATGAAAATAGAAAATTAAAAGAAGCTATAACTGAAATATTAGATAAAACTATGACTTCAACAGAAAAAAGCGAATATTGGTATAAGTATTATATAGAACATAAACAATACAATGATGATTTAGAATATAACAAAAAAATATTAAAAGACTGGTCAAATATTTTAAAAGGCATGGGCAATAGAAATTATCCTTATTGCTATGCTATTGATAGAATTTTAACAGAGCTGGAGAGGAGTGATACATAGTGAAAGAAAAAACAGAGAATGAAATGTTTTCTTTTTCAGAAAGAGTAATAAAAGAAATAGTAAAAAAAGATGATGAACACACAAAACAAGTAATAAAAGATTATCTTAGAGAAAGATATCCAAAGAAAAATATAAGAATTGACTTCTTGGATGAAGAAATAGTTAATCAAATTTTAGAGTTAGGAATAGCAGAATATCAAAAAAGACAAGCTTTAGGAGGTGTTTTAAGTGAAAGAAAATAGTAGAGAAGAAGATATAAAAATAATAGAAAATATATTACATAAAGGTTATACAATGAGTATTTTACACCCAAGTACAAATATTAAAGAAAGTGAAATAAAAGCACTAGAACATATTTTATCAGATTATAAAAGAGTATTAAAAGAGAATGAAGAGCTAAAGGAAGAGAAAATTAATAATTATAGAATGATAGCATTAGCACAAAATGAAGCATTAGGATATATGCAAGGATATGAAGATGGGAAAAAACATAAAATGACAGCCATGACACAAGTTGTAGAAAATCAACAATATTATATAATTCAAAAACAAATGGAAAAATATGAAAAACATATCAAAAAACTACAAAAAGAGAATGAAGAATTAAATTTGAAGTATTATATGTTATATACTGGGAAAATTGAAAATCTGAAAGCACAAGAAGTTAAAATAAAAAGTCAAGTTATTCCAGTTCAAGAAGTAAAAGATAAGATAGAAGAATATAAAAACATGTTAAAAACATGTAATAAAGCAAAAGAAAGAAGGTAAAATATGATAAAGAAAACATTATACCCTAAAACAAAAAGGGTTCAATATAAAAATAGAGTGGTAATAACAGAAAAATTAGATGGTAGTAATATAGGATTTTTTAAAGTAAATGGAGATTTAATAATAGCACAAAGGAATAATATATTTTTAATGAATGAATTAGAAGAAAATAAACAAATGTTATACAGAGGATTAAAAGGTTGGTTAGACGAATATGGAGAAGATTTAAAAGATAAATTAATGGAAGGTAGCGGATTTTTTGGAGAATGGATAGGAATGGGAAAAATAAAGTATCCAGATTTAGATAAAAAAGTTTATATGTTTGCAAAAGCAAATTATGTTAAAGGAGAAATAAGAAATTTATATTATGAACACGAATTATTCAAATATCCATTTGTAAATCAAGAATTTCCTGAATACATAGGAATCGTTCCAGTAGTAGGAGAAAGAAATAACTTTCCAGGAATAGAAACATTAGACTATAATTATGAAATTTATAAAACTAAGGTAAATAGGAATGTGGAAGGCTTTGTAATAGCCCAAAACAACAATGTAAATAAATATGTAAGAATGAAAAATGGACAATTACAAGTTCATCATGAATAAATAAAAAAGTAGGTGATACAAATGACAATAAATCACGTATACAACATAGTAGTAGACACAATGAATAAATTAGAAAATATAGACTTTATGAGTTTAGACAAGAGAAAATATAATCAGAAACAAGTAAATGAAGCTTACAGGAACCTAGACAATTTTAAAGATGAATTAATAAGAGAGAATATTAAGAATAAACAAGGAGGGCACTAATGAATAAAGAATTTTTAGATAAAATAGAAAATACTAATAATGAGCTAGAAAGGTTAAGACAAAGATTACAAAGAATAGAAAATAAAGAATGTACAGTAATAAAAGATAGTGTACAAGGAAGCGGTACAAGTTATCCATATATAAAACATAATTGTGTAATAGAACGGTGTTGAAATACCAAAAAATGCAGGACTAAAAAGAAAATACAAAAAAATGATCAAAGACAAAACGTATAAGCTAGATAAAATGAGATTACAATTAGAGTATGAGTTAAATTATGTAGAAAATGCAGAGTTAAGAGATATAATAAGATACAGATATAATGACAACAAAACATGGTTACAGATAATGTTTTTAATGAAATATAACAATGAAGATACAGCTAGAAAAAAATTAATAAGATTTTTAGAAAAAAAATAAAAATGTCCGTTTTGTCCGCTTAAAACGTGCTAAAATATTATTAATGAAAAGTGTAATCGTTCAGAAATGGACAAGCCCAAGGTTACACAAATATTAGAATATATAAAAGGTCCCGAGAATAGATGTTTTAAATGTCTATTCTTTTTATTATGTTATTACCAGGATGCTAGGTAACTGATAATATATAGTTTGTTATGTTTGGTTGAATATGGCAGACCTCCTTTCGAAATAAGATAACCGATGTATGGTATAGAACTTTCCTAGCGAGTTCTAAGTAATATTTAGAAAATAGTATGTAGCGATATATAAAACAATCAGAAATCTGGTTTAACGTATTAAATTACGGTTTATGTTCTGCCAGCTTAAAAGAAAAACTTAGGAGCATATGTAGAGCTGAGCTACATTTATATCGTTACATAGTGCTTTATAAATAAAAGGAAAGAGGAAAAGATATGTCAACAATAATTACAATATTATTAATAATCATATTAAGCCCAGCAATTTTATTTGCTGGATTTTTAGCATTATTTGCAATAGCTGGTTTGTTATCACTTGTAGCAATACCAATTATAGCATTAATTAGTTGGGTTATAGATAAATTATTTTAAAAGAAAAGAGGAAAATATATGGAAATAAAAGATTATTTATTAGATGAAATGAAAAGATTAAATAGACTAAATGACAGTTTAGAAAAGAAAATAAATCAAGAAAAAGATTTTAATAATGAGCCTGAACAAATTGTATGTAATGTTAAAGCTATGTGTGATATAGCTAGTTCTATAAGTTTGTTACACAACAGTTGTCTTGCCTAAATCTAATTTATTATAGATATTGTTATAAAAGTCTACAACTTGGTTAGATAAATCTAAATTGTCTTTTTTTAGTGTTGAAGAATGGGCAACAAATCCTATTCTATCAATTGATTTTAAAGTAAGTTGTAAAGCAATTTCTTCTTTTGACATAATATCACCACCTTTCTGTGATGTTCAGGCTCAAAGAAGATTATAGCAAATAAAGAATAAAAATAATGTCGAAATATGTCGAAAAATAAAATAAAAGGAGATGTACATATGACTAATCAAGAAAGAATAGAAAAATATAAAAAAGAGCATTGTTTAAAATGTAAAAACAAAGACAAGTTTGATTGTGAAATAAGAATATTCAAAAATAATGATATAGTGTGTACAAAGTGTGTGTATTATGAAAGAGAAGATTAATTATGTAAATTGTATGAAAAGAAGATGTGAACAGTGCAGATACTATGATTATTGTTTCAGATATAGACCGAGAAAGGAGAATGAAAATGTATTTGAAAGTAAAAGCAAAGAAAATAAAAAATTTGAGTGTAAAAATAGCTCAAGCAAAAAATAATCTAGTTGTAAATATATTAAATAAAAAAGGATACGAATGTGATAATTCACAAATAAGTCAAATAAAAGCAAATAGAAAATTAAATTCAGAACAGAAAAAAGTAATATTAGAAAATCAAAACGAAAAAGTATCAAAAATTGGAAGTTACTATGTATGGGAAGCAGATGTTATAGTAAAGATAGTAGACAAGGTAACAGGAAAAGAGGCATAAGACTATGTGGAACATATTTTTAGGAATAATATTAAGTTGTATAGGAGTAATAGCAATAGCATTTACTCTTTTTATTTTTGTTACAATAATAGATGTAATGATAAAACAATTTAAAAGAAAATAATTTTAATAAATTTTAATTGGGAAGGGGTGAACCAATGTTAAGCGAAAAACAAATGCAATGTATAAACTTAATGGTTATAGAAAATAAAACACAAAAACAAATAGCAAAAGAATTAAAAATAACAGAACAGACAATATGCAACTGGAAAAAAGATAAAGAATTTAAAAATGAAATAGAGAACAATATAAAAGAAAATTTTGGTTCACTTGCATTAGATGCTCAAAAAGAATTAAAGAAATTGTTAAAATCAAATAATGAATACATAAAAATGCAAGCAGTAAAAGATATTCTTGATAGAGCAGGATACAAACCTGTTGAAAGAAGAGAAATAAAAGATGATACAGAAAAAACAAAGAAAATAGATGCTATATCTGACATATTAAATCAAATGCAAAGTGCAGATGATGTGTAATGTTAAAATTAAGTCAAAAATATAAAGAGTTCTTACAAACCAAATGCAAGCGAGAGTTTTTAGAAGGAACAACTGCAGCAGGAAAAACAACAGTAGGAATATTCAAGTTTATGTGTATGGTTGCTGATTCTGATAAAAAGTATCATATCATTGCAGGGGACGATGTAGGAACAGTAGAAAAGAATGTAATAAACTCTGAAAATGGTTTATTAGAACAATTTGAAGATATAGCAGAGTATTGGCCAAAAGGAAAAGATAAAATAAGATTACCACATATAAGATATGACACCAATAAAGGTGAAAAGATAATATATGTATGTGGTTATGGTGATAAAAAAAGATGGAAAAAGGTCCTAGGTGGACAAGTTGGTTGTGTGTATCTTGATGAAGTAAATTTAGCAGATATGGAGTTTATGAGAGAGGTTACACACAGATGCAAATATATGATGACCACATCAAATCCTGATGATCCATCACTAGACATTTACAAAGAATTTATAAATAAAAGTAGACCAATACCAAAGTATGAACAAGATTATCCAACAGAGTTATTAAAAGAATTAAAAGAACCTCATGTACAAGGTTGGGTACATTGGTATTTTACTTTTTATGATAATGCAGCATTAACAAAAGAAGATATACAAGAAAAAATAGATGCAACACCGATTGGAACCAAAATGTATAAAAATAAAATACAAGGATTAAGAGGAAAAGCAACAGGATTATGTTTTAATTTACAACCTAAAAACATAATAACAGTAGAAGAAGCAAAGAAGATGAAATTTAAGCTATTTTCTATTGGTTGTGATACATCATACTCAAAAGAAAGTCATGACAAGGTAACATTAGAAGGAATAGGTATAACAACAGATAATAAATGTGTACTATTAAAAGAAAGAACATTTAATAATAAGGATAGAACAATACCATTTGCACCAAGTGACGTAGTTCAATGGATAATACAATTTATGGAAGAGTTCAAAAATGAATGGGGATTTGCAAGAACATGTTTTATAGATAATGCGGATCAAGGAACAATAATGGAAGCAAACAAAGCTAAAAGGCAGAATGCTTTAGTATATAACTTTGAAAATGCATGGAAAAAAACAAAGATAATCACTAGAGTTCAACTACAAGAAAGTTGGTTGAATACTGGTGATTTTTTAATTGTTGAAACTTGCAAAGATTACATAGATGAATGTAATAAATATTCATTTGATGAAGATAATCAGCCAGAAGATGGTAACGACCACTCAATAAATGGTTGTCAATATGCTTGGTTACCACATAAAAAGAAAATTGGTAATTGGGAAGTAATAAAGAAATTGATTAAAGATGAAAGCGAGGAATAAAAATATGGGAAGTAAAGAATTTATTGAAAAGTGTAAAGAAATAGTGAAACAATATGCAATAGAACATTTAGACAAAAGCGATAATGTTCCAGAATTTGAAGTATTTGATGTATGGTACTGTAAAACATTACAAAATCATAAAGCATTGTTAAGTACAACATTATTTGATGGCATGTATTATGAATGCACATACAACGGAGATAAAAAAGAATTATATTTTGATGCTTATAAGAAATTTGAAAATAAATGTATAAAGTTAGGAGAATAAAATGGGAACAGTCAATGACAAAATAAAAAATGTAATACGAAATTGGTTAGAAATACAACCAAGTGTAGGAGATACAATAACAATACAAGAAACAAATACATTTGAAGGTAACTGTTTTAGAAATCTATTGTGGTATAGAGGAGATGCATCAGAATTACATCAATATTATACACAGACAGATGACCTAATGGGAAATGCTAAGTTTTGGGCTGCCAAAAGTACAACTGGTATAAATTTTAGAAAAATACATACAGGGTTACCTGCTATGATAGTTGATATGTTAGCCGATATAATTGTTGATAGTTTTAATAAAATAGAAGTTAAAGGAAACAACGAAGCACAAACAAATTGGGAAGAAATAGCAAAAGAAAATGACTTCAAAGAAACATTAAAACAAGCAATAATTGATGTGTTTGTACAATGTGATGGTGCATTTAAAATAAGTTATGATACAGATATAAGTAAATATCCAATAATAGAGTTTTATTCTGGACAAGATGTTGACTATGAATATACAAGAGGAAGAATAACAGGAATAAACTTTAAAAATAAATATCCTAAAAAAGATGCTTGTTATACTTTATTTGAGAGATATTCTAAAGATGGAATAAAATATGAATTATATAAAAATGACCAGTTAATAAAAGATTACAATTCTATTCCAGAAACAGCAGACTTGAAAGAACCAAAAGATACTAAATTTATGATGGCTGTGCCTATGATGTTTAATAAATCAAAGAAATATAAAGGTAGGGGGCAAAGCATATTAGAAAAGAAATTAGATGCTTTTGATAGTTTCGATGAAGTATGGAGTAAATGGATAGATGCATTAAGAGATAACAGAACAGTAACATATATTCCTGAAGATTTGATTCCAACAGATGAAAATGGCAATTTGTTAAAACCTAATACATTCGATAATAGATATACAAAGACAGGAAGTACATCATCAGAAACAGAAAGTAGTAAGATTACAAGAGAAAGTGGCGATTTTGATTATGAAGGAATGCTACAGTCATATATAACTGCATTAGATTTGTGTTTACAAGGATTAATAAGCCCGAGTACTTTAGGAATAGATGTAAAAAAATTAGATAATGCAGATGCTCAAAGAGAAAAGGAAAAGGCAACACAATATACAAGAGGAAAAGTAATAGATGTATTAGAAAAAGTTATCCCTAAGTTAGTTGAAATATGTCTAAAAACATATGATAAAGCACAGAAAAAAACAGCAGGAGAATATGAAGCAATAGTAGACTTTAAAGAATATGCAAATCCAAGTTTTGAGGCAACGGTTGAAACAGTATCAAAGGCTAGACCAGGTCAAAATGTAATGAGCATTGAAAAAACCGTTGATACAATTTATGGTGATAGTCTAACAAAAGAAGAAAAAGAGGAAGAAGTCAAAAGGTTAAAAGAAGAAGCAGGGATAATCGAAAAAGAAGAACCTAATATAATGAACCCATTAGAGTAGGTGATTAAATGCAAAATGAATATGATATAAAAAAAGTAATGGAAGAAATTGAATTACAATTGATTGCTTCTATGAAAAGAACATTATGGAGTCATAAAGAAGATGAAAAGACAAAAGGATTTAACTGGCCACAATGGCAAGCATTAAAAATAAAACAATTTGAAGATTATAAAAAGGCAAACAAAGAAATATTTAACAATAATACAAAAGGTTTAAATAAGTATTTATACAAGCATATAAAACAGCAATTTAAAGAAGGTGCTAGTAGGGCCAATAAAGAAGCAATAAAATCAGGATTTATAAAGAAAGAGGATTCGCAATTAGGTGGATCTTTTTTTGGATTAAATCATAGAAAATTAGATGCACTAATAAAAAGTACAAAATCAGACATGTCAGATGTAAAATATGCAACTTTAAGAATGGCAAATGACCAATACAGACAAATTATATATAAAGCACAGGTATTTGCTAATACAGGAGCTGGAACAGTAAAACAAGCTATAGATATGGCAAGTAAAGATTTCTTGGCAAGAGGTTTTAACTGTATTGAATATAAAAATGGAACAAGACATAATATAGCTGATTATTGTGATATGGCAATTAGAACAGCAAATAAAAGAGCAAATCTAATAGGCGAAGGAGAAATGCGCAAGAAATTAGGTAATCCATTAGTATATATATCAAAACACGGTGGAGCTTGTGAAAAATGTACACCATGGGAGGACAGAGTCTATATAGATGATGTATGGTCAGGTGGAACAGAAGAAGATGGAGAATATCCATTATTAAGTATAGCAATAGAAGGTGGATTATTTCATCCAAGATGTCAGCATGGAGCAAGTACATATTATGAAGGTATAAATGATGAGCCAAAAGAAGTAATGAAAGCAAAGCATAATCATAATGAAGAAGATAAATATACACAATATTTACAGCAAAGGCAAAAACAATATGAAAGATTATCCATAGGTAGTTTGTTACCTGAAAATGTATTAAATTATGAAAATAAAGTCAATGAATTGCAAAATAAGATAGAAAGTAGTAAAATAAAACTATCAGATGAAGAGCAATATGCAATAAATCAATATATTAGTTCTGAAAGCTATAAAATAAATGAAATATTAAGAAATAATCTTAAGTTAGATAATATTCAAGAAAATATAGTTAAGCATTTAGACAAAGCATTAAATAAATGTAAAAACTATAATGGGAATATAGTTAGAGTTTTAGATATAACAGACAATAAAAAATTAAAAGAATTTATTGAGATGAATAAGATTAATGAGCCAATAATGTTTAATGAATATTTATCTTTTTCAAATAAATCTAATTATAATTCAAATGCTAATGTGGTAATATATACGGTATCAAGCAAAGCAAAAGATTTAAGAATTTTTAATCCAAATGAATCTGAGATAGTATATCCAAGAAATAGCAGATTTATTGTTGAAAATATAAAGAAAATAGATGATAAATATTATTTGTTATGGAGGGAAGTTAATGAAAAATCCTAGATGGATAAACGAAATACCTAAACCAATACCAATAAATGAAAAAGTTGAAATAACAGATGAAATGAAAAGAGAAGCAGAAGAATTTTCAAAAGCCGTTGAAAACGGAAAAATTGATGAATGGTTTAATAAAAAATAATTTTTTTATTTTATTCGACAGATTTCGACAATATTCAGTATGATAAAGTGTTATACTCTTTTTAGAATATAATAAAAGGAGGAATTTACTATGGCAAAATCTATGCGTTGTCCTAAATGTAAAAGTACAAATATACAAGTATTAGGAGAAAGAAGAAAAGGTTTTTCAGTTGGAAAAGCAATAGGAGGAGGTCTACTTACAGGAGGAATAGGACTTCTTGCAGGGTTTGCTGGAAAAAAAGGAAAGTTTGAAGTATTTTGTCAAGAATGTGGATACAGATGGAAGGTTAAATAAAATTTAAGCACTTACAGAAATGTAGGTGTTTTTTTATATACAAGTTTAGTGTAATGGTAGCACAACAGTCCCCAAAACTGTTTGTAGTGGTTCGAATCCATTAACTTGTGCCATTTTTAGAATTAGAGCTTTAAATAGGCTCTTTTTTTATTGCAAAAAATTATGGTCGACGGACCTTAAACGGGGGAGGTTCCAATATGGAAGACGAAAAAAAAGAAAATGTAGATACTCAAACTACAACAGATAATGCTCAAAAAGAGCAAAAACCTGAAAACAAAAATGAGGGGGAGAAAGCTAAAAAACAAGTAGCCCAAAAAGGTGATGATGGTTCAATAGTTTTCAAAAATCAAGATGAGTTAGATGGATTTATCAGAAGAATGTATGCCAAAGGTGCTGAAAAAGCAGAACAAGGCGAAACTTCTAAACAAGTTCAAGATACTCAAAACAAGCAAGAAGACAAAGGGCAAGAAGAACAAAAAGAGACTGCTCAAACAGACTATACTGACAAAATAGCACTTGCTATGGCCAAAGCTGGTGTTGATGTTAAGAAAGTTGAAAGAGCAGCAAGATTAGTTGATATGTCAAAAGTTCTAGAAAACGGTGTATTAGATGCAAAAAAACTAGAAGATGAAATCAACGCAGTAATTTCTGAATTTCCTGAGTTAAAAATAGCTAAGGAAGAAGAAAAAGAAGAAAAAGGATTTAAATTCGGAGCAACACAAAGTAACTCTGACGAAAATCAAAAAAACAAAAAGCCTGTAGCCACAAAAAGATGGAACAGGTTTAATTCATTTTAGGAGGTAATTAATTATGGCATTAAATTATGCAGAGGTATGGTCTCCAGACCTATTAGAAATTATGGAGCAAGAATCTTTAACTTCACCATTCGTAACTACAGCAGTTAAATGGTTAAGTGCAAAAACATTTCATTTTACACAAATGAGTACAAGTGGTTATAAATCACATAGTAGATTAGGCGGATGGAACAAAGGAACATTTGCACAAACAGATGTACCTTTCACATTAACACATGATAGAGATATATCATTCTTAGTAGATAAAATAGATGTAGATGAAACAAATGAAACAGCATCTATTAAAAATATTTCAGAAGTATTTCACAAAACTCAACAAATACCGGAGATGGATGCATATTTCTATTCTAAAGTTGCTACAGAAGCACAAAAATTAAATGGATATCATAGTTCAACAGCATTATCTTCATATACAAAAGAAAATGTATATGGAAAACTAAAAGCAATGTTAAGTGCTGGAAAACTAAGAAGATATGTAGCAAAAGGTGCATTAATTGCATATGTAAATTCTACAATTATGGATTTATTAGAACAGTCTACAGACTTTACAAGAAAAATAGAAATGACACAAATTGCAGAAGGTGGAATTGGTATAGAAACAAGAATTACAGATATTGATGGTGTAACATTAATAGAAGTAATTGATGACGAAAGATTTTATGATAAATTTGATTTTACAGATGGATTTGTACCAATTAAAAAGGTAACGGCAGATCCAAGTAAAAATATAGAAGCTGTAATAGGTTCTCATAAGATTAACGTACTAATAGCATCTCCATTAACTGTAAAAACAGTTCCAAAGATTGCAAGTATTTACTACTTTAATCCAGGACAACACACAGAAGGGGATGGATACTTATATCAAGATAGAAGTTTATCTGATACATTTGTATTCCCAAACGGAAAAGATAATAAAATTGATAGTATATATGTTGATGTAGACACAACTGAATATGCTGGAGAATAGGAGGTTACTATGTCTAAAATAAGAGTAGTAAAAGATAATGTATTATTATCTATTGATGAAGAAGAATTAACACAATATGAAGCAAGAGGATATTCAAGATTAGGAGCTACTAAAAAAGTAGCTCCTAAAGATCTTGAAAAGGAATTAAAGAAAATAAAAGAAATTAACAAAGAGTTAACAACAAAAATAACACAAGTTGAAGAAGAAAAGTCAGAACAAGCAAAAGTTAATGAAGAATTAACAGCAAAAATTGCTGAATTAGAAAAGAAAGTAAAATAAGAGGTGTTGCACATGATAACAGTTTATGCAACAAAAGATGACTATTCTAAATATGGATCTAATGTTTTAGAAGATGAAGAAATAAGAAAATATTTAGAATTAGCATCAATAGATATAAACAAAGCTACATTAACAAGAATTGAAAAAAGAGGCTTTAATAATCTAACAACACAACAGAAAGATTTAATAATCAAGGCTACATGTTTACAAGCAGAATATATAAAAGAGGAAGATTTATATGATGATGATAATATATCTAGTTATTCTATAGGAGGAAATTTAACAATAAATAAAAAAGAATCTCAAGATATAGCAGATAAATTAAATATATCAAAAATAGCTTTCTTTTATTTAAAACGAACAGGATTAACTCCTAGGATACTATGATTAAAAAACTAAATCCAAAACATTTAAAAAGATTATTAAATAATGAATGTGATGTTATTATATATAGAGAGGGCTTATCAGAAGATGGTGAACCTCTTGAAGCTTTAATTTTTAAAAATCGAAGATGTAGATTTGTTGAAGAAACAAAAGTTTTAATTGATTCTGACGGTAGAAAGATAGAATTGGTGGGAAAGATAATTTTACTTGGAGACGCATCTTTAATTGAAGAAAGAAAATATACAGTTAAGGAACTGAACTTAATGAGTCTAATAGAATTAAATTCGCAAAAAGTAAAATTAAAAACAAAGAAACAAAAAGTAAAAAAAATTTCGGGTGGACAAGTATCTGTAAATGACTGTACATATGAAATATATCGAGCAAGTAAACCAAGAAATCCGGACGGAACTGTATATATGACAGTATTGGAGTTGATGTAATATGAAAATAACATATAATACAAAAAATATAAATGAATTATTAGAAAATGCAAGATTAGCATTGATAGATACGGCAGAAGCGGTAAAAACAGATTTGATTCAAAGTCAAACAATGCCATTTGATACTGGTACAATGCAAAATGATAGTACTTTTGTAGATGATAAAAAAGTCATTAAAGGTATTGCTAAAATAGTAGTTGATACTGTTTATTCAAGAAAAGTATATTTTGATCCTGAAATACATATTAAACAAGGCAAAAATCCTAATGCAAAACAGTATTATTTTGATGATTATACGGTTGGAAGTAAAAAGGATTTACCTATAAAGTATTTCAAACAATTTATTCAGAGGAGAATGAAATAATGATAACTAAAATAAGTACAGTAAAAATAAAAGATTATTTAAAAAATATTATTACAGAGTGTCCAAAATGGTATATAGGACAAATGGATGAAAATCAAGAAAAAGCTATTGCTCTGTATGCTAATCGTAGACAATTAGAAGATAATTCTAAATATAAAAAATTAAAAACATATGGAATATTACCAATTACATTACTGTTAAGATGGACGAAAAATTATAATACGGCCGAAACAATGGCCAATAAGATTTATGAACTACTAGACTGTAGTTCTTTTTTTATTGATGATTATAATTGCTCAATTGAGTGTTTATATAACGGACCTATTGATTTAGGTACAGACGAAAACAATATTTACAAGTTTTCAATAGAATTAAATTTATTATATAGAAAGGGTGAAAAATAATGGCAACTAAAACAGGAGTATATCCAGTATATGAAAACCAATTTCAAGTTGGTGCTAGTAAAGATTCATTAACAGATATAGCAGACATGGAAAGTTTCTCAGTCAAATTAGATAATGGAGTAGAAGAATGGAATCCATTAGACCAAAAAGGCTGGGTTAGACGATTAATGACTTCTAAATCTGTTACCATATCAATATCAGGCAAAAGAAATTTTGGAGATACTGGAAATGATTATGTAGCAGGACTTGCATTAAAAAATGGAAGAGAAGTTGAAGGGTGTTTACAATGGACATTTCCAAATGGTGCAAAATTAGTATTTGAAAATGCAATATTTAACATAACAAACTGGGGAGCAGGAAAATCAACAGAAGTTATTCCGTTAGAATTTGATGTGATGTCAAATGGAAAACCAACATACACAGAAGCAACAGGAGAGTAGGGATAACCCTACTCTTTAATTTTATATTTAGGAGGAATTTAAAATGGCAAATATAGATATTAGTTCAAAATTAAGTCATGAACCACAAACAATAACAATAGCAGAAGGTAAAACATATGAAGTAGACTGTGGAGCAGAAACAATGCTAAAAGCACAAGATCTATTTAAGAAAGATGATAGTTTAGATGGATTATTTAAAGCAATAGAATTATTACTAGGAAAAGAAGCCTTAGAAGAAATAAAAGAAATGAAAGTAAAAGTTACAGATTTAAAAGTTATTATTATAGCAATAATGGCACAAGTAAATGAAATACCTTATGAGGAAATGGAAAAACGATTTCAAGACAAGTAATGAAACAGAATTATGGTATGACATGGAAGAAGACTGGCCTTTGATTGAGGCAAGTTTAGCAAAACAATATGGAATAAGAATAAGAAAAGAAATAGACACAATGAGCTATGCAGAATTGTGTAATCTTATATCTGGCTTAATGTCAGATACACCACTACGGAAATATTGTTCAAATTCGTAGCGAAGATGATGAGGAAATGTTAAAGAATTTTACACAAGAACAAAAAAATATAAGATGGAAATACAGAAACAAATTAGCAAAGAAAATGAGCAAAGAAGATTATGAAAAAGTTATTACAGAATTTCAAAAAGCATTTAAAGAAATGGCTGGTGATAACAAATGATAGAAGTAAGATGTCCAAACTGTAATCAACTTTTGTTAAAAGTTGAACAATGTAAGGGCGAAATAAAATGTATACGATGTAAGAAAACAATTAAAATTGATATAGATGAAAAAGACAGAGTGAGCAACACGACCATTAGTGGTGAGTAGTTAGCCAATACCTGCTTTTATCCTAAAAAAGAAGGGAGGAGTAGGTATGAGTACGAATGTAGGCTCTGTCGACTTTGAATTATTGCTAAATTCAAATCCATTTAACAAAGGACTAAAAAATGCAACAAATGCAATTAAAAGTTCAGGCGTAGAGAACTCATTAAAGAAAATTGGTAAATTAGCAGTAGCGGCATTTTCTGTTAAAGCTATAGTTAATTTTGGAAAAGAATGTATTAATTTAGGTTCGGATTTGGCAGAAGTGCAAAATGTTGTAGATGTTACATTTGGAACATTGAATACAGAAGTAAATAAATTTGCTGAAAATGCAATTACTCAATTTGGTTTAGGACAAACAGTAACAAAAAAATATGTTGGTACATTTGGAGCAATGGCAAAGGCATTTAATTTTAATAATGAGGCAGCATTAGCAATGTCAGAAACTTTAACAGGATTAACAGGAGATGTTGCTTCTTTCTATAATTTATCAAGCGATGAAGCATATACAAAATTAAAGTCAGTGTTCACAGGAGAAACAGAAACTTTAAAAGATTTAGGTGTTGTAATGACACAAAATGCACTTGACCAATATGCATTGGCAAATGGATATGGAAAAACAACATCTAAAATGTCTGAACAAGAAAAAGTTGCATTAAGATATAAATTTGTATTGGACAAATTAAATATAGCAAATGGAGATTTTGCAAGAACTAGTGATAGTTGGGCAAACCAAACAAGGGTATTAAGTTTAAGGTTTAATGAATTAAAAGCAGCATTAGGACAAGGTTTTATTAATATTTTTACACCTATTGTAAAAGGAATAAATATGGTACTTTCAAAACTTCAAGTGTTAGCAAATGCATTTAAATCATTTACAGAAATGATTTTTGGAAATGCTGGTGGAGATGATAGCACAAGTACTGTTTCAAACTTAGCATCAGATGCATCAAAAGTAAGTGATGCTGTAAGTGGTATAGGAGATAGTGCTAAAAAATCTGCAAAAGATTTAAAAAATTTAGCATCATTTGATACTGCTCAAATATTAAAGAAAGATGATAGTGATAGTTCTTCTAGTGGAAGTGCTGCAGGAGGAAGCATAGATACAAGTGGACTTAATTTAATAGATAATCTAAAAAAACAAGCAAGTGATATTGGAAAAATATTTGGAGATATTAATTTTGAACCACTTATTAATTCTTTTAATAGAGTTAAAGAAGCAGCACAACCATTGATAACAACAATAAAAGATGGTTTGAAATGGTTATATGATAATGTTTTAGTTCCATTATCAAGATGGACCGTACAAGATTTACTTCCAGCATTTTTAAATTTAGTTGCAGGAGCATTAACTGTTTTGAATCCATTAATAACAGCATTTAAACCAATTTTCCAATGGTTTTGGAATAATTTTTTAGAACCTATAGCAAAGTGGACAGGTGGATTAATAGTAGATACACTTAATTTACTAGCAGATGTTCTAACAAAAATAGGAAATTGGATGAGCAATAATCAAAGTGTGGTTACCGGAATGGAAATCGCAGTATTAGGATTTTTTAGTGCATGGAAGGTTGCAGAATTAATGTCTTTTATACAACAAGCTGGTGGAGTAATTGCTGTGTTAGGATTATTAAAAAATGCTATTTTGGGAAATGTAATTGCAAAAATTGCTGATAAAGCAGAAACAATTGCATTAACATTGATGTATGCAAAAGACTTTGTAGTAAGCATTGCATCGGGAACAGCAGCATTAGTTAAACAAGCAGCACAATGGGTTATAAATACAGGAGCTAAAATTGCAAACACAGCAGCAACTATTGCTAGTACTGCTGCAACAACAGCAGCAACGGTAGCAACATGGTTATTTAATGCAGCATTAGCAGTATTAACATCACCAATAACATTAGTTGTAGCAGCAATAGCTGCATTAATAGCAATAATAGTATTATTAATTAAAAATTGGGATAAGGTAAAAGAAACAGCAAAAAAATGCTGGGAGTATATACAAAATACATTTTCTAATGTTGGAGAATGGTTTTCAACAAAATTTCAACAAGCTTATAATGGGATTACAAAAGTATTTAGTAGCATAGGTAGTTTTTTTAGTGGAGTATGGGATAGAATAAAAAGTACTTTTAGTAATTTGGGAACAAGCATAGGAAATGCTATTTCTAATGCTGTTAAAAGTGGAATTAACGGTGTAATTTCACTTATTGAAAACACAATAAATAGAGCTATATCTTTAATAAATGGAGCGATAGGAGTAATAAACCTAATACCAGGTGTAAGTGTTGGAAAAATAAGCAGGGTAAATTTACCAAGATTAGCTCAAGGTGGATATGTAAAAGCTAATACACCTCAATTAGCAATGATTGGTGATAATAGGCATCATGGGGAAATTGTAGCTCCTGAAGATAAAATAATGTCATTATATAAGAAAGCTAATCAAGAAATGGGATTAGGAAATAATGAAAAAGTTATAGAATTACTTGAAAAAATAATACAAATTCTTGTTAATTTAAGTTTTGATTTTAATTTGTATATAGATTCATATGAGTTAAATAAAAGACTTGAGAAAATAAAAAATAAAAATAAATTTGCAACGAATGGAGGCTAAGTATGTATGAACCAAAATTAATAGTGAAAAATATTGTAGTACCAGGAATTGTTGAATTGATCCCCGGACCTGAACCCCTATGGGGTGATGGGACTGGTAGAAATGCTTTAGATGGACACTATAGTGGTACTTTTATAGGATACTTTACAACTTTAGATATAAAGTTTGGAATAGTATCAGATGAAGATTATAATTTAATAAAGACATTGCTTGAACATCCTTTTTTAGAGGATGTTCAATTTTCTCTAGAAAAAGATATGGGTTCCTATAAACAAGGAGATTTATTCATAGAAGATTTTTACAATGGTCAAGCTATAAAGTCTAGTCCGTTGGCATGTGGAGGATATTGGAATGAATTTTCCGTAATGTTAACAGCTATAGATAGGAGGCCACAATTAACATGAGTGTAAGTAGTGAATTTAAAAATATAACTAAAAAAATCAAACAACAAAATGTAAAATTAAGTATATGTGATGGGGAATCAGTAGTAAAAAGCATACATATGATGCCAGTACATATTTTCAATGCATTACCAATTTGGAAACTGAGAAAACAAAAAGAAGTAATAGCCAAAGAATTGAAATATAGTTTTGATGGACAATTATTTAAAACAATAATGAAACAAGTTGAAATTACTGTAAAAAATGCAAATGAAATAAAAGATAAAGATATAAACTTTAAATATGGTTTGTTTATTAATGATAAGTTCGAGTATGTAGATTTAGGTAATTATTTTATAAAAGATATAGAAGATAGTAAGAAAAAAGATGAAATAACGGTGACTGGATATGACAGAATGATAAGATTTATGAAAACATTTAAACAATCAGAATTACAATTGACATATCCTTGTAAAATGCTAAAACTAGTTCAAAGAATGTGTGAAGTCTGTGATGTAGAATTATATTCCACAGACTTTTATAATGCAGATTTAGATGTTACTGAAGATTTTTTTACTGCACAAGAATTAACATATAGAGATGTATTAGAAAAGATAGCTCAAGCAACATTAACAACAGCGTTTATAGAAGATAATAAATTAAATTTATATAAAATAAATGATGAAACATCTGAAAAAATAGATAAATCATATTTAACAGATTTAACAATAAAAGAAAAATTTGGACCAGTAAATGTATTAGTGTTAGGACGTGGAGATATAGAGGATAATGTTGAGGAACCTGATAAAGAAAGCATAAAACAAAATGGTAGATGTGAAATTAGATTTGATGAAAATGAATTTATAGAGTTTCAAAGAGAAAAAGTTATAAAAGGAATGTTTGAGCAAATAAAAGGACTTGAATATTATTCTTTTGAAGCTTCAGATGTTGGTGTAATGTGGCTAAAACCATGTGCTTGTATAAAACTGGGAGACAAAGAAAACAGCTTATATAAATCTTATTATTTAAAGGCAAATATAAAAATTAATACAGGAATATTAAGTAATATGGAAGCGGAAATACCTGAGACAACGGAAACAAAATATAAAGTTACAACAAAAGAAGAAAAGAAAACATTAAAGGTAGAAAGAATAGCAAAAAAAAATGAAGGATTAATACAAGATTTAATTCAAGAAACCTCAGAACAAGGCGAAAAAATAACTAAACACGAACAAGATATAAATAGTATAACAGATAAAGTTTCAAATATGGCAGATTTAACAAATAGTGTAACGGGAATGAAAACAATATCATTAGGAAACTGTATTAAAGGAAATCTATTAAAATTAACAATAAGAGGAAATAATACCGTATTTGATTATTTAACATTAAGCGATGATTTATATTTAAGTGACGATTTATACCTAAAAGGAGACAGTTTAATAGTAGTAACAGACAAAGATGGTAAATCCAAAGAATATGAGTTAAAGGTGCAAGAACCATTAAGACAAAATGGAACAACTTATGATGAATATATACTTGAAAAAGGACAAGCAAAGGTAATAAGAAGAATAAATGAAGATGGAACAATAAAAGAAACACCAACAACAGAGAATTTAGGAAAGTTTGAAATATCTTTATCAGAAGGAATTAATACAATCACAATAAAAAATTACAATGCAGAGTTAACCGCAAAATGGGCTATAAAGAGTGAATATTCAGAAGTTTTTGCTACTAACGTTCAAATGGAAAGCAAAATAGAACAAACTGCACAAGAAATTGATTTGTCCGTAAATAAAAAGTTGGAAGGATATAGTTCGACCACGGAAATGAATAGCGCTATAGAACAAACTGCACAAAGTATCAAATTAGATGTAAATGGCAAAGTAGATACCTTAGATAAAGAAATTAATGCTAAATTAGAATTAAAGATAGATACTAAAAATTTAATAAGCGAAATAAATGCTAGTGCAGACAAAATTTCATTAACAGGTAATAGGATAAATATAATTAGTGATAAATTTAAATTAACAGAAACAGGAGAGATAAGTGTTAAAGAAGGAAGTTTCAAAGTATTATCATCAAAAGAAGAGAAATTAATGGATTTTTCAAAAAGCGGATTAAGATTTTACCATCCTAACGGAAATGAAATAGGTGGACTAGTTTCAACAATGGAAGACAAAGGGTATCTTGTTCTAACTTTAACTAAAGGAAATTCTTTAAATATTGCAAAAACATCGGATGACGGAAAAAATTTTTACAATATGTTAGTTTTTGATGATGTAGATAGTGTGCCTTATATTAGAAACACTGCAAACGGTACTTTGTTCCCAAATGCAGGAGGAATAACCGTCGAAAATGGATTAATAAAAGATTGGAATTTGAATACTTTCAATGGAAATTGGTTTTTCAATACTGGAAGTGAGACTTACAATATTGTTATACAAAATGGACTAATACAAGACATAATAACTATGTAGGAGGTAAATATGGAAGATAAAATATCAGGACAAAAAAAAGAACAAAGACCTAATTTTATTAATAAAGATTACAATGAATATTTAGAATGGAAAAAAATTAAAAAAGAAGAGGAGGAAAGATATGAAACCGACAAGTCTAATGATTAGAGATGGTAAAAAAAGCATAATAAATGCAATAAATAATACCAAATTACCACCTTGCATTGTAGATTTAATATTAAATGATATAAAAAATCAGGTTGATATATTATGTAAAGAAGAAGAACAAAGCGATTTTAAAAATTATCAAAAAAAATTAAAAATTATAGAAAAAAATAAGACAAAAAATGAATCTCAAGCAATGCAAGAAGTGGAGGAAAAAGTAAATGAAATTAATTGATTGGATAAATGGAAAAACTAAATTAAATAAAGCTACATTTGATGAATTTCAAACTAATATAAATGACGGAATAAATAATATAAGTGAAAAATATGACATGAGAAAGAAGCATTCGGGGGCAGAAAGTGATACATATGCGTTAATTGCAAGATATTATATACCAGATATTAACAATGATGTCGAGGATACTATACTACTTACAAAATCTTTTTATGGAATAGAGGAAACGAGTCCGAGAAGTGGAATAGTATCCATTTCTTTGAGAACAAATAATTCAGGAGGCACACCAACATGGCAAATAAAATGGATAACCCCAAAACCTAAAAGTATAATATTGTACGGTATTTTAAATTATACGGATAAAACGGCAACATTAGAAATATATGTAAAATCAATAGATGCATATTCGTATATAACAGGTAAATCGTTACAATCTGTTAGTGATAATTCAGCAAGGAAATATTTTATAGATGAAGCGAATTTGACTGCGTTACCATCTGAAGGAAAAGTTATAAACGAAGTTACTTTTGAAGATACATTCGTTGAAAAAACAAGCTTTAATGCTAATGACAGTATAATAATAGCAGGTGATAGTAAATACAATTGGGATACTGTTATGAATGTGTTAAACAATACAAAGACGGGACTTTTAGTAGTAGAAGTGCAAGGACATAATGTGAATGGAGCTACATCAATGACAAGACAAGGGGCACCTAATGATAGTTCAATTTCAAAATGGGGGACTTTAATATGTTTGAAGACAACAAGTAATTTTGCTAATGCACAAATATATATTCCTGATAATGCTAATGCATCATTTTACTATAGAACAATATATGCAAAAAAATGGCATAAAATTTCTTCAAATAATAATTATGATCCAGTATCAGGGACTTAAGATAGAAAATATATAAAAAAGAATAATAAAATTAGGAGGAAAAATATGTCAACAGAAACAGAAAAATTAAAACTATTTAAATGGGATACAACAAATCAAAGTGATTTAGATAGTAACTTTGATATAGATAAGACACTTAATGGAAACTGGGATAAAATAGAAAAAAATGCCAAAGAAATAGATTCCAAGTTATCAGAATTAGAAAATAATAAAGTATCTAAAATAGATGGAAAACAATTATCAACTAATGATTTCACTAACGAATATAAAGATAAATTAGATAGTCTAAATAACTATAATGATACGGAAATAAAAAATGATATAAATGAAAATACTGAAAAAATAACACAAAATACTAAAAGCATTCAAACAAATAAGACAGACATAAATAAGATATTGTCAGAGTACATAACAAAAGCAGTAAATGATTTACAAAATTATTATTTAAAAGAAGAAATTGATGAGAAAATAAGTTCAATACCAAAGTTCTCAATTGAAGTAGTTGAAACTTTACCAACAGAGAATATAAGTACAACAACAATTTATTTAGTTTTAACAGGAGAAGAAACAGACAATATTTATACTGAATATATCTATACAGATAAATGGGAGAAACTAGGTACTCAAAAAATAGATTTAACAAACTATTATACAATATCACAAATAACAGAATTGTTAAAGAAGAAAGCTAACACAGAAAGCATCCCAACAAAAACAAGCGACCTAGAAAATGATAGTAAATTTATAAAAGAAACAGAATTAAATGAATCACAACAAATACAAGATACTAAAATTCAAAAGTTACTTGATGAAACAGAAGAATTAATAGAACAAATGCCATGGTCAACAACAGAAAAGGCAGAAAGTATTAGTGTTGAAGATAGTGCAAAGTATAGTAGAAATAGATTGAATATATTTGGAAATTTATATCAAAAGACTAGAAAAGGATATAACTTAATAGATACAAGTTCATTTACAGATAGAACCGTTAATGGAATGACATTTACAAGAAAAGATGACGGAACAATATTAATTAATGGAACTAGTACTAATAGAATATCATTTCAAGTACCAGTAAATTTTATCATTCCAGCAGGAGATTATACTTTATATGTTCCATACACTGAGCAACTTTTAAAAATGACTATTGCACTTGGAAATGACGTACAAATAACTGGAACTGATATACAACCTACGTCGAAAACAGGTGCAAATGCATATTGCAAACAAATAACATTTGCAGAGGATAAGAATGTAAATCAATTGAGGTTTTATTTAGAGAGTGCTTCAACAGCAACAAACTATGTTTTGAAATGGATGTTGATTAAAGGGAAATATACTGCAGATACAATTCCTGAATATGAACAATATGGAGTAATGCCAAGCAGAAGTTATCCTTCTGTACCTGAGGTAGCTACAGGAGTTCAAAAACTTAAAAGATTCAGAAAGAATTGGTTAGATACGCAAAAAAATGCAAGCATTACATCCTTAGGTGTAACAGTAAGTACTGATAAAGATGGAATAATAACAATAAACGGAACAACGGAAGGCAAAGGGTATTTAAAGTTATATTCTTTATTAGAATTTTTAACATATAGTAATTTTCAAAAAAAGGATAAGAAGTATTTTGAAAAAGGTATATATAATATGAGCTTTAAATATATAAGTGGAAGCAAAAATGGAAACAATACAAATCTTTATATTAGAAATGATATTGCATCTGCAAATACATCATATAGTTTAGAAAAACATAATGAAAAGGATATTAATGTAACATTTGAATTAACTGAAAATGGAAAGTATATAGTCTATGATTGGATTGATACAGGAATAACATTCAATAATTACAAATTTGAAGTACAAATAGAAAAAGTGAAGAATATGTCAGATACAGCAACTGATTACGAACCATATGCCGAAAATGCATATACATTAAATTTAGGTAGTACAGGATTATATAAAATAAAAGACAAAGATGGAAATATAGTTGCACAAGATAGAGCAGTGTATAGAAAAGTAGACGAAGTTTGGAAGTGGCAATGGGAGAAAAATGTAAAGAAAAGAGTCTTTAATGGAACAGAAGATTGGCAAACAGCATCAGCTTATGAGGGATTTTATTGTTATTCACTTAATTTGAATGAGGACGGTCTAACAGATAGTGTAACAAAAAATACATATGGAGTTAATACACATTTTACACAGAGGATAGAACAGAACAATGACGGATACGAATATCTGCTTATACAGACTAATCCAACAAAAGGAACAGCATATATACAAACAAAAGATTTAGCAACATTAGCAGACTTTAAAGCATACTTATCTCAAAATAATGTAAGTGTATATTTTGTTACAAAGGTTGAATATGAAGATTGCACAGAAGAACAAAGTGAACAATTAAATGAACTATATAATCTATACTTACAAAAAGGCGTAAATAATATCATTAATGAAAACGAAAGTGGAATAGGTTGTGAAATGCAATTAGAGTATATGCAAGATAGAAACATAAAATACGATAATGATATATCAGAATTAAGACAAGCCATAGTGGCATTAGGAGGAGTGGTATAAATGAACGAATTTCTAAGAAATTTTATAATGAAAACAATAGAAGAAATGATAGAAAAGGATATAGAAGAATGGCAAGTAAGACAGTATGCATTAAGTTGGTATTCTAAAGGTCTTATAACACAAGATGATTTGTCATCAATAGATCAAAAGTATATTAAAAAAGAAGAGACAACAGAAACAACAGAACAAGTGCAAGATGAGGAAGTTATAGAAGAGACTACAGAAGAAAGTGAGGAAAAATAATGGAAACAATAGTAGGATGTATAATAACTGGAGTTTTATCTCTTATCGGAGTAGTCATTTCTAATACGTCAAATAACAGGAAAATTGAAAATACATTATCTACACAACAAGCGGTAACTGACACAAAGTTAGAAGAACTTACAAGGGAAGTAAGAACACATAATAATTTTGCACAAAGAGTTCCTGTTTTAGAAGAGCAAATGAAAGTTGCAAATCACAGAATAGAAGACTTAGAAAAGGGAAAAAGACAATAATCATTAAATTTTAAGACATAAAAGTATATAGAATAAAAATAAAAAAGCCTTAAAAAGGATTGTCGTAGGTCGGTTTTTAGGGCTTTTAGGAGGAATATTATGAAAAAGAAAATATCAATAATAATAGCAATATTGACATCAATAACAATACTTTTGGGAGTATATAGTAATTATAAAGAGACAGGAAAAGTAAATACCGATGAAATAACAAAAGCTATAACTACAGTTACAGATGTGTTAGTTTCAGATAGTGTAAATTCAGAAGCTAGCGATACAATTAATGCAACATTAAATGGTGGAAAAGTTGAAAGTAAAGAAATAGCACAAGTAGGAAATGAAAAAGAAACAACAGATGAAGGTGCAACAGAAACTGATGGAATTGTAGAACAAGAAAATATCGAATACAATGGAGATAATAATGGAAATGGAATATCATTATTGGGAACATACCAAGGGTTAACTTATTATAGCCAAGCTGACTCACGTTGGGCTAGTATTCCATATACATCAACAGGAAATTACAATCAAACAATGAAATCAAGTGCATGTGGTCCAACATCAGCAGCAATTGTTGTATCAAGTTCAAAAGGAGCAATATTACCAACTACAATGGCAAATTTGTTCGTAGACAATAATTTTAGAACAGCAAATTCAGGTACAGCGTGGGCTGCATATAGTTTTGTTGCTGACTATTTTGGATTTGATGATTATCATACTACTACTGATTATAATACAATGATAAATTATTTAAAACAAGGATATTTTGTAATAGCATCTTGTGGTAGTGGTTTATTTACAAGTGGAGGACATTACATAGTATTAGTTAGTGATGACAATGGAATTATAAGAGTATTTGATCCATACCTTTATAATGGAAAATTTAACACAGCAAGTCGTAGAAAAGCTAATGTAAAAGTTGAAGGAACAAGTGTATATTTAAGTGAGGATAGTTTTGAAAAATATTCAAATTATAAACGTTTTTGGATATATTCAAACGATAGTGGAAAAGGAAACACAATTACAAATAACACAGAAATGAGCATAAAGAAATATGTAAAAGTATCAACTAGATTAAATGTAAGAAGTGGACCTGGGGTAAATTATCCTATAGTAGGAAAATTAACAAATGGTTCAGAAGTAATTGTAAAAGAAATAAATGGAGAATGGAGTAAAACAGAAAAAGGCTGGGTTAATTCTTCTTATTTAACAGATTATATAAGTAATTTCACAAAAACATATACTCCAAAATATACAGTAGGAACATATAAAGTAACTGCAAGTACTTTAAGAGTGAGGACAGGACCAGGAACAAATTATAGAACAAAGACATATAAACAATTAAGTTACAACGCAAGACAACAAAATAAACGACTAGGAAACTATTATACAAATGGGTATAAACGAGGAGTAGTTTGTAAGGTAACTAAAATAAAAGGCAACTGGGGATTAACAAAATCAGGATGGATTTGCTTAGATTATTGTGAATAATATTAATTGGTTAAATGAGGAAGCGAGGTGGATTTTAAAAGTCTACTTCGCTTTTTTTGTTTGCTTACAATTTTTGACATTTTTTATAGTAAACATAATGTATAATATAGTAGAGGTGGTTTATATGTTAATAAGTTTTTTAATCAAAATAAATAGAGAAAAACTAGATAGAATGATCACATCTAATTGCAATTACAATGATATATTAAAGCAAAGCCAAAAATTGGACAAGTATATAAATATGTATATTAAAAGAAATTGGAAGAATATTTAGATTTTCTGTTGTATAAAAATACTAAAAAATGAAATGCTAACATCGAGGTGTTTTAAATGACAGTAGAATTAAAAATAAAAGAAATTCGTGAGCAATTAGGAATATCAATAAGAGAGCTTTCAGATATGACAGGAATAGAAAGACATAAGTTAGCAGAAATAGAAGAAGATGTAGAGAAAATATTGTTCATAGAAATGTTGGTAATAGCAGAAAATTTGGGTAAAAAAATAACGGACTTATACAGCATTCAAAACATAGAGCTACAATAGATGTAGCTCTATTTAATATAAAACCCAAAAAGAGACTAAAAAAAGTTTTCGTAAATGAAAATGGCACTTTCGTAAAACTTTTTTAAATGTTAATAAAATATAGTATATAATAATCATATCAGAAGAGCTCAGATGAAATATAAAAAATGGAGAAAAAATATGAAATTTATTGAAGAAATATTTACAGAAAATAATGGAAAGATTATAATAAAAAAGAAATATACCCCCTTGAATAAAGACAAAGGTTTTTATGGGAGAAAGGGACTATATATGAGAGAAATAAAAGATGTAGTATTAGATGAAATAACAAAAGAATTAAACTTTGTCGAAAAAATTATAGTAATAGTATTTTTCAGAACATTTATTAAAGTATATAATAAAACAAGGATAGATATTATAAATAAACTGTTAAAGTAATGCGTGTATCATTAATATTTCGATAA